ATGAATCAGAAAGCTCTGTATTCAAACCTTTAATTTTATCTTTTTGGTCTGAAGAATACTTTCCTTCTTCTGCTGGAGCTTCAAAAACGGTTTTGAGTTCTTCACGAGACTTAGCGATTTGCTCTTTAAGCTCTGTAACTTTATTCACGTTAATTATCTCCTATTAGATATTCTTATACTTGTTCGTCGTCAGATACCTCAGCGACTATAGCATCAGCTATAAGTCTTTGAGATTCTGCCCACACTTCGTCATCAAGGTCATCTGACTCAACCGATTCTGTGTTATCTTCTGGAGTGTCTTCAGCAATTTCCTCTTCAACTTCTGGTTCAGTAGTAGATTCCTCTACAACTTCTTCTTCTGTCTCAGGTTCCGCTTCAACAACATCAGTTGACATTTCTGCTTCATCAACAAATTCATCAACTTCTTCAGATTGTTCATCTTCTAGGTCAAGTTCTAAAGCACCTTCGGTTCCAACAGTATCAATAAACTGGTCCAATTCGGTCCAAGCTTCTTGTAAGTCGTCCTGAACTGCCCTTAATGCTTCAGTAGCCTTAACGCCTATTTTCCTTCCATCTTTGGCACGTAACATCGCAATGGCGTTAGTTCGTGTCATCAAGTCATGTAACGCAGCAAGCACGTCTTTGACTTCCTCTGAAAAAGGTTTCCCTTTTTCCGAAACTTCTGTATCATCAGATTTCTTCATGTCTTTTGCACAATTTCCATCTTTTTCATAAGAACACTTACCGTATCCTTTTTCGTCATCTGATACTTCTTCTACAGTGTCTGTTTTATCAACATCTGATTCTTCAGTGTCTTCTGTAGAAAAACTTGAATGTCCAAGAACTGCTTTTTCTTCAGCAAGCTCTTTAACGAGTTCATTGTTTGATTTTATAGCCATTGTGTAAGTGTCTTGGTTAGCACCAACAAGAACAGGGGATACTTCATAAACAGATAAATCTTTGAGATACCTGGCATCAGCTTCTTTACCTTCATTCTCGAATGTTCCTCTCTCACTATCATTGACTCTATAGCCGAATGACCATTGTTGTAAGTCACCCATAGCTTTTACTAAATTGTATGCTTCTTTACCAGACTCTGTGTCCATGAAAAACGAACCTTCAAAAGTAGCTTTATCGCCATCTTGTTTTATTTCGCCTTTACCAATTGGCATGTCCCATTTATGAGCCCATACCATAGGTACTGAACCTGATTTAAATCCTGATTTTATAGCTTTTGGAACAACAACGTCACCGTCGCTATCCAACGTATTAAAGACTGAGAATACGGCGGAGACTTTACCTTCGCTATCTCCCTTAAACTCTAAGTCGATATTTTTAATTTCACTCACGAGTGCTTCTCCTAAATATATTTGTTAACAGATTTATTTAGGTGCATATAGTTATAAATATAACAAATAGTTAGAAAGTACGTGGTATTTATTTAGTAATGTCTTTAATAACTGTTAATTTAGAAATAGGCATAGTGACTTTTCTATCAGTCTTTTTATGACCACCATCTTCCATGATTGCCCAAACTAACATGGTAGCTTCTTTGTCTTTAGAATTAATACTAGTTACGACACCATGAACTGTTGAAGGTGGGTCGGGGTCCTTATTGATTGACCAGCTTACAGATTGACCTATACGAACAAAACTTGCTTTCATTTCATCATTACCCTTTTTAGATGAGAGTGGGTGTGATGAAGGAAGTAAATCTTGGTCATAAGGCTTTCTCTTAAATCTTCCTGTTCTCAATGCATGAAGGAACCCGTTAACTCTGGCTACGCCCCACTGGTCAGGTCCTGAAACATTTCCACGAACTGAACCAGGGTTTGTACGATAAGCACCTACACCTCTACGAAACACAGCAATTAATGTTCTAAGATTAGCTCTGTGTTTTGGTTTTTTTGAGTTGTGTTCTTCAACTTTATTAGTTAGCGTTTTTCTGATTCTTGAAGAAACTGCTTTTGCAGCATTTTCATCAGCTATTTTACTAGCAAGTTCGTAAGCTTCTTTACGCCTAGTACGTACTACTTTTTTTTGGTCAGAAATTACTTTTTTCATAGCAGGAACACCCATGTTTAAAACACCACCCCATTTTATAGCGGCAACAACGCCAGCTAATCTGTTGTTGTTTTGATGTCTTCCCATGAAACGTTCTCTTCTACGTACCCAGTTAAGTACTGATTCGCTTCTATCGCCAGATTGGTATTTACTCCATCTGTTAAAAGCGTCATTACCTGTAAATGAGGTAGGAGGGTTTCCACCATTTCCACCTCGTCTCCATATTTCTGGGTAAGTCTCTTTTAGGTTTTTTGCATAACCGTGAGGAAACATTTTATATTTTGAATTTGATATTCTTACAAGCTTATCATCACCAGGACTTGGAAAATTTGTTCTATCTTTTTTAGGTTTATCTTTTTTAATATTCTCTGGTTCCATTTCAAACATTTGCTCCATAATTACTTCAGCTTCCTCTAAAGAAACTTTTAACTCTTCAATAATACCATCAATAAAAGATTTTTTTGTATTTTGAAAACTCTCATGAGAGCTACAAGGCATGTAGTAAGTTACATCTTCTATCTTATGAGTATGTGAACCTTCACAACCCATTTGTATTGCTCTTTCTTCGGCAGCTTCTCTAGTAGTAAACATGTCCATGTTTCTTGAAGGAGTCGTAGTAACAGCTTGTCTTGTTGTTTCTGGAGAAGCATCTACACTATCCATTTTTGCATCAAAAAGTTTTCTCAACATTTTAGCTTCGTAACTAGCTTCTGATGAAGCAGCTTCTAGCTTAGGCTCTTCTTCTTTTTGTGGTTCTTCTTGCACAGGTTCAGAACCATCAGCAGGTACTTGTAACATGTTTAATGGTCTTAAATATACTTCGTGCTTGTCGTCAACATCTAAACCAACTACTTGTCTAGCTTCACCAATTGTTATCCAACCACCTGAAACACCCATGTTTACTCGTTTATATAAAGCATCCATATCTGTTTGTAAGGCACGTACATTCATAACGTCATAATCACACATTAATTCTGTGTCGTTGAAATCTGGTATCAATAGTTGATGTGTCAATTCATTAGCAACTGTTTTCCATAATGGAACAAGTTTTTGTTCTGTAAAAAATTCTCTTAACTCAGCAGTATTATTATATGTAGCTGCATCTAAACCTGCTCCAAGTCCAGCTAATATTGCTGGTACTCCTAATACAGCAGAAACTCTTTCTTCAGGTAATCTTCTTAATTCTTGTAATTTCATTTGGTCTGGAGAAAAAGAAACAACTTCTACTGCCATTGAACCAGACAAAACCATAGGGGAACCTCTATTAGCTCCACCAAATTTTTGTTTGTAAGATTGAGCAATAGCTTCAGCTTCTTCTCTAGTAGGACCACCCATTGCGTCATTTCTAGGAGAAAGAACAACACCTGGCACTGCTAAATTTGTTAACAAAGCAGATGAATATTGACCAGCAGCTTCATCACCAATTAATTCTCTTAAAATAGATTTAAGTGGTGCATGACCTCGTCTATGGTCATTTGGGTCAATACCCTGTCTTATGTGAATTATGTCTTCTGATTTAATTTGCATTGGCTCACCAGAACTAGAACCGTGAGCAAAATATTCATAATGAGTAATTAGCTTATTCTCGTTTCCCCTTACAGATACGAGTTCAGGCATTAGTGGAACAAGTTCAACAACCTTGCCTTGATTATTTCTATTTTTATATATAAAAGCATCGCCGTGAGCACTTATTGAAATAATTATATAATGAGACAAAAGACTAGAAGACATAAATTCATTTGGTCTTCTGTATAACTCAGCAACAGGATGTGTATGATTTACTTCCCTATCTCCAAATTTTTGGTCTCTTTTAACAACTTGTAACATTGGTTCTGCAAATGATGTTGCGAGAACATTAAGACAGGCGACTACTGCGGAGTTAGCTGTACCGTCACCTATCTCTTTTAAATCTGCTGTTTCCCAAAAACCAGCACTTGTATTGTAACCAAAAATTGATGAATCTCTACTACTAGAAGCACTTTGATTGTAACCAGCCATTTTACGAAGTGAGGCTTCACTTGGTTTACTTAAATATTCTGTTGCTCTTTGTAAAAAACTTTTATTCTCTGCCATTTAATATGCTACCCAGCTTCTCCTCTGTACTAGACTCTGTGCTCCTAATACTAATGAGTCGACAATATCATCATGTCGACCAACGGGAAAGGTCATTAATTCTCTCTCTAGCTCTTCTAACCACGATGCATTACGACGAAATAGCACATCGCCTGACTCCATCCTAGCTGATAAAGGTAAAGCCTGTGTTATTTTATCTTTAGAAGTGTCCATTTCTCTAACTCTCATCCCAGTACGTTGTGCTAACTGTGTAAAGTTTTTAGTAAAGTTTTGTTTTTCTAAACATACATGAGCCCATTTGTATTTATTGTACATTTGTTGAATAGTAGGAACAATATCAGGACCTTCTATTTTGACTCTTACCATATCCTCAACAAACAATTTCATATCAGGAGAAATTGCACATGATAAAATTACTGTATAATCTGAAGTTGTTTTAGTAGTAACGGCAAGGTCAGCAGTTCCAAAGTGTAACATTTCTGCTGGGTTCCATTGAGAACCACCACCAATGTACATTCTGTCTTTTATATCAAAATAATTAATCCATTCTGGTTTAAACATACCTTGACCTGCATCTACAAATTCAGCTAAATACTCTTGTGCAAAAACAATAGAGCCAACTTCATTTTTAGCAGAGTCAATTTCATCATCATCAATCATAGGATTGTCGTATGTAGAAAATCTAAATCTTTCCCAATTAGGTGCTTTTTCAGCAGTCATCCATAAATCATAAAACCAATTATCCATACCCATAGGAGTACTAATAAAAAGTGCAGAACCTTTTCTTTCAGTTAGTGTAGGTCTTAATACTTCTTGCCAAACATCAGGTTTAATAAACGCAGCTTCGTCCATTACTAAGAAGTCCAAACCCTCACCACGTAGTCTTTGGGGATTATCAGCAGATTTACAAGATATAGAACCACCATTTGGGAATATAACTTCCATGTTAGCTAGTGATACTTTAGGTCTAATCTCTTCGGGAAAAGAATAAGCTGCATTTTCTAATGCTCTCCAGCCAACTCTTGCAATTGCAAATGTAGGTGCTACCCACCATGCTCTACCACCATTTAAAGCTTTTTCCATACACATATGAATTCCAAGTCTTGTTTTACCAAAACGTCTACCAGCACAAAGTATTTTCCACCTTGAATCTGAACTAGCTACTTCTTTTTGATTTTCATGAAGTCCTGGAAGTTCTGGTACGTATACAGGCATTTTATAGTTTAAATTTATATTTCATATTAAGGTAGCCAATTAACAATTCTCTATAAGCTCTTTTACTACCTTTAGTATCTCTACCATCATAAATATCGTGATGATATTTACATAGTATGCAAACATTATCTAAATCATATTTCTTATCTGCACTTCTACCACCCATTCCTATATCGAGTATATGTGCAAGTTCTAACCATTGTTTACTACCACAGTCTTCCCATTCACATGCATATTTAGCTCTTTGTAAAGCTTGTTCTCTTATTTTAGATAAACCACCTTCAGGTTTTACTGCATTTTTCTTTTTACCTACACCACCACGCATACCTTTACCTTTTGTACGCATTTTAAATTCTTTGTGAGTTTCTTTATCGGGGTCCCAGAACTCATAATTGTCTACCATCTGAATTTCCTTTTCTTCGCTTTTTGATACTTCTGATAAGAACTAGTTGTTAAATCGCTTGGGTCTTTTTCCCATTCTACATCAACTGGTGTTTCAAACATGACATTACGAGAAATTTGTCTTTGAGTAGGACTTGCACATTTTGGACAATTTATTTTAGGTTCTTCTTTTATTCCATAAGTAACTTCAAATAAAAATTCGCAAATATCTTTTAAACACTTGTGTTCATATCTAGGCATAATACTTAGGATAATTCAGTAGGGTCGTACATACTGTATTTAACTGTAATTTCTTCTCCAACTTCAATGTCTCTTAAAAAATATAAATACCTTACTCTTTGCACTTCTACGATTTTAGCATTAGGTTCTTCACTGTGATTTACAAAACCACCAAGTGGAGTTCTAAACAACTTTTTACTTAAAGGGTCAGTAACATGAGTTATGCCAGCATTATATCCTTTTTCTATTTTCTCTGATGTAAATAATCCCAAACCATCTATATCAGATTCTTTGATAGTTAAAAATTTTGGTAGTGGTCTATAGTTTTCCATTTATTAACTATAACATCTAATAGTTTTAGATACAGCTCTCCTAAGAGAGCCGATGATGGGAGGAGGTCGGTGTGGATGCCGACAATTTAACTTTACCTCTTAATAGAAAAACCTGTGGTATTTGACAATGCAGGGTAACTAGATAAAACCACAAAAGAAATCTGTTGAATTGTTTCAAGTGAAGTTAAATTACTAGAAAGTTTAAATGTATCTACTACTTGTTTATCTTTTATCATTTCAACTAATACTTTTTCTGAATTTTTTGGTATTTGTTTTGTTTTGAATCTGATGCCGCCGAGAATATAATCCATAGTTTTACAACTGTATCACAAAAAAAATTTTTAATATGTCTTTCAATTTAATACTATAAATATAGAACATTTGTTCTAAAATAAATAGATTATGGATTATTTAATTGGATTTCTTTTAGGTTATTTTTTAAAAGAAGCTATCAGATTTATTAAAAGAATAAGCGAATACGATTGGGAAAATCGTGTCGTATATAAAGATGAGTGGGAATCCATACCTTTCAGTGAGGACGACTTACCTTAATAAATCTCCTAAGGAATCATCTTCATCCTTAACAGGTTGCATTTTTCTTTCTTTACGTATTGCTCTGCGTTCCCGTTCTGATTTACCACCCCAAATACCAAATCTCTCACCTCGTTCAAGTGCCTGTTCTAAACAAGGCTCTTTTACTGGACACTCGTTACAGATTGCCTTAGCTTTTTTTGTAGAACTACCTCGTTCTGGAAACCATTCATCTGCGTTAAGTTCTGGATAAACAACAGTATTGCAAGCGGCGTCTGAATACCACTCAGGAATACCTAATACTTCTGCTAATAAGCTAGCCATATAAAGAACTCTAAACAAATTTATTAACCTTTAAAAGATTTATTAAGAAAACTAAATGCGGATTGTAATGATGTCCAATTATAGAAG